CCACAAAGTCACCAAGGTAGAATCGGTTGCTGTCTTCAAAGAAGCCTTGACCTGCCATCTCATCAAGGATGTTCTGGAACTCAACCTCGAACTCCTCTGGGGACACACGGAAGTCATACATCAACTCAGAGGCCCGATCAGCAAACTCACGCTGCTTGTCTACCAGAAGGAGGTTCTGTGCAGAGGACAGTGCGTAGTCTACGAAGTCAAAGTTACCTAGAAAGCCTTCCTCAGACGCCTCGCCCAGCTTATCCGTAATCATAGACTGTGCAGAGATTACACGGGAGACCTTCTGCACTCCGTAGTCTTGTTCACCCGGTTGTTGTGAAGAGAGTAGGGCCAAGGTAGCTGGGGTGACAAAGCGGGATGTGTTCTCAATAGCAAGAATCTCGTCCTGCAAAGCCTGTAGGCCAGCACTACGCTCAGGGTCCTCTACGAATCCTTGCACAAGATCGCGCTGGTTCTGCTCAGTTCTCTGACGTGCCTGTGAGTCCAGACCTACGGTTGCCCCAGACTCGATAGCAGGACGGATAGCCTCTACTGGTGCGCCAATAAGGACGCTGTGGTAGATGTCATCATACTTTGCCTTAGCAGGGTTAGCTGTAGGGGCAGCAGGGGCCTCTGTATCAAAGATACGGTAAGTCTCTGGCTGACCATTCATACCAACCTCTGTACCCGCAGGTACATCTGGCTCTGTGTCAAAAACTGCTGTAGTTTTCTTTTCTTCTTGCTCTGGCTGTGTTGGCAATGCCATAGATCGTATCCCTTCGAGAGAATTATTCGCTAGGTTTGAAGTAGTCCTTAACCGCCCCGAACCCACCTGAGGCTTGGAAGACTGTACCACCAATTTGTGCTAGTGCCTGACCTTGAGCCGCTTGATTACCAAGACGTGCATACTGTGCTGACAGACCTGACAGGTTCTGGTTGATGCCACTTTGTTGTGTAGCGTAGCCTGAGCCTGCACCAAACTGTGATCCAAATGAGGACAAGCCACCAGCCATACCTGAGCCACCAGCACCACCAGCAGCCTGCCCAAAGGACATTGCTTGTGCTCGCTGTAGCTGTGCGGAACGGATAGATTGCCTACGCTGCATCTGTGCTTGAAGCTGCTGCTGGCGTCGTTGTTCAGCTATCTGTTGTTGCTGTACCTTTGACTGTGCCTTACGTGCTTTGTTGGCATCTATTGTGCCCTTTACGGCTGCGCCTGCACCAACTACGGCTGCTGCTGCCATTACTACTGGTGGCATACTAAACTCCCTTGTATTTATAGACGGAGTAACCGTCGTGATCTGCGAAGTGAACAAACCCGAGTTTGACGGCAAGTCGCTTGACTCTGCTGTTGTCTAACGGGACTGCACAATGTAGGCTAGGATAACCCAGCCCAACTGAAAAGTCGTATATCTCTTCCACCTTAATCTCCATAGAGATCAATACCGAGCGGTTAAACTTGTAAACTACAGGGAGGTGTGCAATAAGGACCTCCCTATTGTACTCCAACCTGACCTCGTAGTCTTCACCCTCGTAGATAGAGAAGCTCTTAGATGCGACCATTTACGCCACCAACCATTGAATAACCAAGCAACACAAAGTTCTTGCCCTGCTCACTCTCGAACTTCAGACGAACTGATCTCCCACGACCCCGTAGTTTGAGGCGTGTGGTAACTACAGTGTCTGGGTAGTTGAATGTATCAAGGTTGTTAGGGTCCACGATCGGCATGATCTTAAGTCTGTATGCCTGTTGTGGTGTGCTTGTTGAAGAATTGCCGAAGTCCCAGAATGAGGAGATCAGCAAAGATGAACTGTTTATTGGGTCATAACCCGTAGTCTCGTCACCAGTCCAACCAGACTCTGTAACCCGCATATACGGTGTGACATAAGGCGAGGTCTTCTTAAGCACGAGATCACCAAAGAACTCATAGCCAGCTACGGCGTAAGAACTGTAGTTTGTAGTGCCCCAGTCCAAGAAGGTCTGGTCTAAGAAACCACCCATAGTCAGCTTGCCTGTAGCTCCGTCACGGATCAAAATAACAATGGCAGGAGAACCTGCTGCAAAGTTAGATGTCTGGAACGAAACCACATCATCACCTGCGGTGGTAACTACGTCGTCCCCGATTGTGGTAACTACGTCAAGCGCCAAAGTCTCTGCACCATATCCTGAGTAGAAGGCCAAACCAACGATACAATCAGTGTCGGTAGCTTCGTCTGAGACTGTCCAAGGGTAGAATGCTTGTAGTGCAAGGTCAAGGATCAGGAAGTTGTTGTACTTAGACTCAACTGTTTCACCGTCATCGGGCCACGACCAGTAGATTGTCTTGTTGACCTCATCATAGACTGAAGTCACCTTGTCCTTTGACGCACTGGGGATGTCGTCCCAGTAGGTCTGGATGGTGGATGTGCTCAAGTCCTGTGCACCAGCGGAGCCACCATTAGAAGAGTCTTGTAGGCTCAGTGTGTGGATACCGTAACGGGACCACCAAACAGGTGTACCACCAGCAGAGATGAAAGACTCAGGGGATGCCATACCAATCTCAGATATGCGTCTCACCGAATACTCAGTAGCCTTGAAAACACCATCTACACCGTTGATTGTCCAGATGCCGTTCTCAGCGAACACTACAAGGACGGAAGCCATAGCATGAAGAACCTTGATGTTCACAGCGTCTGGAATTTGGATAGTACCACCGTCTGTTGGTAGTAGATCACTGAAGTCCTCTGATGTGGGGTCGTTCTGTTGTAGACATTCCCCAAGTTCGCTCACATCTTGGATTTGGCGGCTGAAGAAGATCAGACCCGCACTCTTGCCACTCTCAAGACCCGAGTAGAACACACGACCACCAAAGGACTCAACAGCCTTAAACCGTGAGGGCTCGATCTCAGCAGAAAGAACCAGACCAGAAGCAGCGCCACGGTCCTTCTCAAATGGGTTGACTACGAAGTGACCGTTTCCAAGTAGACTGGAACCAGAGTAGACCTTGGCCCACTCAGAAGCACTGAAGTTACCAGAGGCATCCTTACCGGAGTACCAAGGGTGTGTAAGGGGAGGCCAGTCACCACTGTTAGCAGAGCTATAAGTTGAACGAGCAGCAAGGCCCTTTGTCCCTACCCAGCCAGCGTTCTGAGTATCGTACTCACGCTCAACTGATGGGGTAGAATCACCTGTCTCGTACTCCAGCTTCTCGCCGATCCACTCAAAGTCCCGCATACGGAAGTTGATCTCCGTCACAGAGATTGTCCCTGCTGCGTTGTCCCGCTCAATGTAGATTGTGTCCATAGCTGGTGAAGCCACGATAAGTGCGCCGTTGATTGACGTAAACTGACACTTGGTCTGACCTACACCAACAGAACCAAGAACCTCGTAAGACACGAGGCTGACTGATGTTGCGATCAGGTTGGACGAGTAAGGCGCGGCGGTCTTGTTGTAGAAGTACAGCGTTGTACCCTTCTGGACTACCAGATATTCAAGACCAGCTTGACCACCCACGTTCTCCCAGTCGCCAACGTGGACAACCTCAGAGTCTGTGATCGTAAAGGTTGAAAGCTCTGACAGGGCCTCCTTACCAGCACCAAAGCGACGGCTACGGGAACCATCCCTGTTTAACTCGCAGTTAGACTCATCCACAGAGGCGTCGGGCGGGAACGTAAGTTCTCCTGCCTCAGTTATCAGACCCTTGATGAACGTGTTTACTGTCTTTTGTACCAGATTTTGTGGCATTCTCTTCGGCCTTTCGCTTCTTGATACGGTCCACGATCTCCTTCTCTTGAGAGCCTCGCGTCTGCTTCATTTTGTTGTAGTAGGACTCAATGGCCTTGTGTGCATTCTCAATGGAAGTAAAACGACCAGATAACTCTACCGCTACTGGGCCACTGTTTGCAGAAATAGAGTAGAAGATAAAACCACCGGGCGAGGGAGATACAGTAAGTACCGACTTGGACTTCTCAGGGCACGTAGCAATAGAAATCTTCTTGTTGTAGTCAGTCTCAAACTTAACGTCTACCATACTTAGGCCTCTTGTTTTCCATCTTGTTGCGGTACATATCATTCTGCATGTAAGCCTTCTGCCTACGAGCAGCTTGGTCAATCTTTGGGTCTACACCACCCTTGAACAGTGAGAAGCAAGTAGACTTAGCCTCAGCCAACAAATACGGGAACAGTGTTGCATCAAGGTCAGGGACATAGGCGTCAGTCTGACTGAATACAGGGATTGTGTCCCCAACAGCACGCGTCTTAGCTGTACCAAGTGTGCTCTCCACAGAACTGTCGTAAGAGTCCATAACCACATACTCGTCATCGAAGGACGTGTAGAAGGTTGGCATCTGGGTAGTCCCAATACGGAGGTTTGTGCCACCCACCCAGTCCGATACAGATACATAGCCAGAGCTACGGCTGTCAGTGCGGCTCAGGAAGAACTCAGGGGCCACCCAGTGGACCTCTCCGTACTCTAGTGTACCGAGGGTGCTCTTATCGTACCACAGGCCTGTAATGGCCTTCACGTTCTCTGGGAAGATGAAGTGTGTTGGGTAGGCACTATCGGACAGAGACGTTAGCTTGATTAAGCCGTGGTGCTCAGGGATGTTCCGTGTAGCTACAAAGTTGTAGAATGTCTCTTCGACCACCTTAGCGATCTGTTGTGCCTCTACGGTGTCGGAAATTGTGTTTACGTCTTCGGAATCCATATCGGACAAGATACTCTGGACAATCTCTAGGAGCGTCTTCTTGATAGCCATTTGGACTACTCCTTAAATATAACGGGGGTTACGGTAAACATGCAAGATATCAAACTTATTTACTACAACAGTGTCGCCTGTGGAGTCGCTCTTTACGACCCAGCGCGCACCATTGTTTAGGGAGTTCGTGTCAAGTAGCTCAACAGTGTGCTCCACGTCGAACTCAATAATACCAGCAGACTTGATGTCAATGTGCGCGAGGTCGAGGATTTGTGATGTACCACCTACACCTAACTCAAGAGCAATGAGGTACGTCCCGTTAGCGCCTGAGTTATTAATGTCGATATCGACTGACAACGTAACAGCATCGCCAAGGACAAGCCCAGCGCCGCTGAAGTCAAAGAGACCTGTACCTGAGTTCCATGTGGTGGCAGACCCCGGTACTTTGTATGTTAGGATAGTGCCTGTACCGCTGTCGTTTGTGAGCGGGTAGAACGTATCGGCTAATGTGAGCGCGATAGGCGAAGCAGTTGTGCCTACGTCTACGTGTATCTCTGAACCAGTGTTGTAAGCAGTCTTCCAATCGCCTGATCCTGCGCCATCAGCTACATACTGAGCTCCAGCGACTGCTGTGCCAGCACCCTTGGGTTCATGAAGGTACGGGTCAGTTAGTGTAGAATGCGAAATATTAGCCATTAGTTCCTCCAAGGATGTGTGGTGGGAGCCACCCGAAAGCAGCCCCCTTGGTCAATTAGACCAGTTTCTTGAACTCAACGATGAGCTTGCCAGCACCAGCGGTGAAAGCAGCCGTAGCGTAGATCAAGCCAACGTGTGCGTCAGCAGTCAGGTATCCGAGGACACCAGCAGCCTGAGCGCCGTCACAGCGAACTACGTCACCATCAGCGTCAATAACTGTGATAGCTACAGCAGCGTCGATACCGTCAGCGTCGATGGCAGCGCCAGCAGCGTTGTATGTACCGATTGTCAGCGTAGCAGAGCCACCAGAAGTAGCAGCAGTGGTCATAACCAAAGTTGCACCAGTGATAACGGAACCAGCAGGGATGACAGCTTTGTTCACATCGATGTCAGCAGCACCAAAGGTGGAGCCAATAGCAGTGAAATCAGCAATGTCGATAACCAGTGTACCGGACTCGGTAACACCACGGTCGATGACTTCGCCTTGGCCACCAAAAGTAAGGACGCGAAGTCCGTCAGCGTTTGTGTAAGACATTTTAGTCTCCTATTCTTTCTAGATTATACGTTAGTCTTAGAGACAACACGAACCATGTTCTCATGGCGGTACAGCTTTACGCCGTAACGAGCAGTAGTAACGAACTCGTTGCGCTGGAAGTCCTTGTTGTACTCGAAGTCAACTTCTGGCATCTGGCGCCATGCACCAACGAATGGAGTAGCAGCACCATCTGCGGAGAAGAACAGGTTAGCCTTACCGTTAACTGTGGAGAAGTCCACGCCAGCGTCAGCAGCAGTTGGCAGTGCGCCGTCTGTGATGTCCTTCAGGTAGTTCGAAGTGTAAACGTCAAAGCCATAGATGTTGGCGATGAAGTTCATACCTGTTGCGATACCTGTGGAGACAATGCCTTCCCACTTCGGGTTGTTGGCTACGGAAGTCAACTGGGACAGTGTGTTCAGTGTGAACTCAACCGATGGGTCAACAATAGCAACAAGACCACGATCAGGGACGTTAGCCTTCTTCAGAGCGAAGCGTGCACGAGCAAAGTCATCAACAGTGATAACAGCGTTTGTACCACCAGCAGCCCAACGGTGCTCGATACCATCGATAGCTTCGTTGGAGTTAGCAACTACACCAGTCTCAGGTGTTGCAAGTGTTGTGGCTTCGAAGTGTGCCAT